AGCTCAGGAGTGCATCATATCGATGAATCATATGAGGAAGGGAGCAGGGACATTTGAGTTCAAGAAGCTGCCGAGTGTGAATGTTCAACTCATACTAAAGCCTACAAAAGAATCAGAACTGATTGGAATCATGGTGATAACTGATCTCCCTTGCAGGAAACCATTTGGATCGAAATCAAAGTTCTTCACTTGCAGAAGGGACAAACTGACAAACTTGCTTAATTGTCACACCAAGGTTTTTGCTTTGTTTGCAGCCTTCCTCAGTATCTTTGAGAAAGAATCCAGCCCTCTGGAATTCATCAACTCACCCTTTTCAGAAACATTCCTGTTCAATGTCCTGCTTTACCTTCATGGTTCATCTAAGACATCTGCTGATGTGCAACAGGTGAGATACGCTTACATGGAAGCCAATGTTCCGGACCCTTCACCACTGAAAATCTTGGAGAAGCTGGACACTTACTTCACGAACAGACTGCAGGTGTCTTATATAAAGAGGATAATCAACAACCTCAGAGGTATGAAAGCAAGAACCTTGGATGATGATGAGAGCGGCCATAGCGAAGAGGATGCAGGTGATGAATCCATAGGTCTGAGAGACTGGGTTACTGGAAGGCCCATATCCAACATGAGCCTTGCCATCGACCTGAGTTACATGGGTTACTTCGCTCCCAAGATTCATGCTGATCCTGTCTCGGTGGCTAGGAAACTCATCAAGAAGCTTTACTCAGAGGAGATCAAACTGAAGACTTCAAACAGTGACTATTTTGGAAGTAAGACACCTGCTGTGGGTCATGACTACAAGAGTCATGAGTTCAATCCATCTCTGATCAGGCTGTTTGCCTCCAGCCAAAGGAAGGAGATTGAGAAGAAGCTTGGAACCGACTACAACGAGACTATGGAATCGATGATGATTAAAGAGCTCTCATCTTCAAGCTTCGAAGAGCTTGCCACTTACAAATCTAGTCTTCAGGAAGATTATTCAGACAATAAAGGTCAGATCAGGCCCATAAAAAGGAGCAAAGCCTGCCTGGAGGTTTTGAAGCTGTTGGATGAGAATCCTGAATTCAGTCACCCCTTTTCTCATGTTTCAGTCATACTGAGGGAGATGGAAAAGAAGCCCGTCATAGTCGAGTTCTCAGAAAAATTTCAGATTGGGTTCCCGAGGGAGATCTTCATATTGATGATGAAGATGAGAATACTTGTGAAATTCACAGAATCATGCTCGAGAGTTCTACAAAGGAACATAGATGCAGATGTGATGGACAAGTCAAAAGAGAAGATATCGAGGATAATGAAGCACTACACTGAGACAGAAAGACTCTTCGACGGTTACTACACAATTGTATCATCTGACTCCAATGATGCTGCTAGATGGTGCCAGAGATTCATAATGTCTGAATTCTGCATTATGCACAAACAGCTCCTTCCTCCGAGGTTCTTCAGGCTGGTGTACAGGATATTGAATCTCATCTCCAGGAAGAAGATCAGGATACCTCTGGCACTCCAAAAGGCGTTCAGCAACCCCGATTATGTCTCTACTAGCGACCCCATTGTGGATCAAGCAAGAGAAGAATACAGGACAGGCGGTTGGAGCATTCAAGGCGGTTTCTTGATCAATAGATCGAACATGATGCAAGGGATCCCACACAGGACGTCCTCAGTTCTTCATGCAATAGTGCTCGAAGGCACGCTCAAACTCTGTGAACTCTATGTGAGAAATTACAACCATATTGTTCAGAAGGAGCAACTTAAATGCAGGTTGATCATGATGGTTGAAGACACATCAGATGATTCTCTTCTGATTAGATCCATTGCTTGCAAATCCAAGAAGCCCTTGGTGATGATTGACGATCATCTCTCTGCAATGAGCTCTTCGATTGCTTTGGCATGTAACATTGAGCACTCGGTTTCAAAGTCAACACCTAAGAACAGACAGAAGATTGCAGAAATCAATTCGCGATTCATACTTGGGAGGACTGAAAAGCACCCTATCATAAAGTTTGTTTATTCGTGTCTTGAGATACCTGTGATTTCAGACATGGACTCGAAGGTCAGACATTACTTCGAAGTGAGACAGGGATTAGCAGAAGCCACATCCAGCAATTTCCTGACTTCGTGCGTTGCGATAGCTCAAGC